CTGCTGGAACGCAGGCTGGAAGCCTTCCTCCGAGCCCCACACGAGATTCATGCCGAAACCGTAGGATCCCCCGTACAGGTCATCACGACATGGAATGTCAAAACCAGGCCAACGGGACTGGAGAGCCTCGACACCACCCTCCGTCTCTTCGGTCAGCTCGTCTTCGATCTCGGTTGCTACAGGCGTCACGTAGTAGACCGCCACGACTCGGCTCTCCTCCACGTCCTCCGTGTACCGATACTGGTCGGTTGCCTGCATCAACCGGTCCTGCGGAAACGCCCCCGTCTGCATGTACTGGCGTAGGATGTAGGGGAACTCCGGATCGTCCTCGAAGAGACGCAACGGGTCATTGAAATGATAAAAAGACTCCTCACCTATCAATCCGTACGGATCATCTGGATCAGCCTCTATCTCCCGATCACCGTACGAAAGAAGATCAGAGAGAGCATCCAGTATTTCCTCATCGCTGGACTCTACGGTGAGGCCCGCGTTGATCAGCTCCCCCAGATGCGCCTCCATCATGTCCCAGACCATCTTCTCCGCGTCGTAATCGGTCTGAGGAGAGTAACCGGACATGTCCAGCGCAACGACAACGGGGTAGTCGGTCACGAAGTATTCGCCGTCCGCGCCCTGCTCCGTGTACGAAGCGTTCACGCGGCCCACGGCGTAACTTGCGGCAATCTCCATGCTGCCCGTCGTGTGGAATCCCGGGTACTCGACGACACCCCCGTACTGTTCGCTCGAAGGAATAGGAGGCTCCGCCATGAACTTGGCGATCCTCTTCATACCAGCAGCTGTGATGCCGTGAAGTTTCATCAGGCCTCTTCGTCCTCTTCGTCCTTCGTCTGATTCTCCCCCGTCCCCCTCGGCCTTCGCCTGATCCTCCATGTCGCTCAAGCGACTGTAGTAATCGGGGAACTCGACTAGATGATCGAGAGCGATCTCCAGGGCTAAGTCAGGGTCGTCAGTGTGCTCCATCTCGACCTGGATGCCTTTGTACACCTGCTTCAGACAGTGCTCGGAGGGCATAGACTCGTCGCCGTATCCGCCAGGTATCTGGTCGTCAGCGACGCTGCGCTTCGTCGTGAATGCAGCGATGCGACCGAGCGCCAGATTTGAGAGACCTTTTTTCATGATAGCAACTCCTACCCTTCAAACGTTCCAAAACCTTCATCTTCGACCCTTATCTGTTCAGCGGGAATAGGCTCCGTCGCGTAGAAGTCGCAACTATGCCCTTGGTACGACAAAGGGTCCATTTGGAGATTGTCGATCTGTTCCGGAGTCAACTCGACTCGAAGGATAGCTGCGTCCTCCTCCGCTTGTTCCGCCACCATCACCTGCCACTCGATTGCATTGTTCCAGTCAGCGCTCAAGAAGATGCGACCTGACGATTCAGAGGGGGTACCAAAAGTAGAACCGCTACCGACGACCAAACCCTCACGCAGTATCCGGTCTACCAACCGAAAAGGCGTGGCGTGGTAGAGCACGTTGTCCCCTCCAGCATCTTCATCATGACAAACACCAGAGTCGAGAACCTCTCTCGGCGTGATCATTGCAGCGATCCTCTTCATACCGGAATCTGAAATGCCGTGGAGTTTCATCGTTTTGCCTTCTCCTTAAACCTTTGGTTCGATGGGTACCTAGGTGCCCGGTAGACTTATAAAGAAAATCATCTAAAAGATCTCCATGGCCTTCCATAAATTCCATCTCGTAATCATCATATATACTTTGTCCTTGGACAGCTTTGGAGATTCTATGTATGCCGTTGTCCGAAATTCCATGAAGTTTCATCAATCCTCGTACTCCGCGCTGCTCTAGCCCAGCGGCACGGAGCTGTTGGTAGAGATTTCTCCTGAGATTGCAGTCATTTCAGCTTGCCAACCAGACGAAAACGCATTGTAGGTTTGTTCGTCCATTAAGGTCACGTCTACGTCTATGCCGAGATCAGCCATAAGTTCAAGAATGTTAGCTTCGTTCGCGGCCTCTTGTACCGCGAACTTAGCTGCGAACCTTGCTACGTATATGGCCGTCTGCACGGGATCGATGGCCTGCGCAGGAGCAGCACCTGTCGCAGGATCGACACCTGTCGCAGGATCGACACCTGTCGCAGGATCGACACCTGTCGCAGGATCGACACCTGTCGCAGGATCGACAGCCTGGCCCATTCTCCTGGAGATTCTCCGTATTCCCTGATTCGTTATTCCACCAAGTTTCATTTGGTCCTCCTCGTTTTCGTCCTCTTCGTCCTCTTCGTCCTTGTCTGATTCTCCCCCGTCCCCCTCAGCCTTCGCCTGATCCTCCATGTCGCTCAAGCGACTGTAGTAATCGGGGAACTCGACCAGATGATCGAGAGCGATCTCCAGGGCTAAGTCGGGGTCGTCTGTGTGCTCCATCTCGACCCGGATGCCCATGTAGATTTGGCGAAGACAGTGCTCCGAAGGGAGCGAGTCGTCGCCATATCCGCCAGGTATCTGGTCGTCAGAGACGCTGCGCTTCGTCGTGAATGCAGCGATGCGGCCCAGCGCCAGACTTGAGAGACCTTTTTTCATTCTGTCCCTCCTACTTCGGATAGAAGCACGCGGCCCAGCTGGAGTAGTCTTCCATCATGAAACCGTGCTGCTCCGCGAGCTGCTTCAGCTGGCCACGGTACACGTCCGAAAGACTAGGCTCGTCAGACTCGGGACTGAGAATGTCGTACCCTGACCCCTCGTAGATCAAAGAAACGCAGTCCATGTTGAGCATACCCTCGGAACCAAGAAACTCAGCCGTCTTCTCCGGAGGCCAAACCTCCACCTCAGCCAGCGGTTCGCCGTACTTTTTCCAGAAGTCTCGGGGGTCCTCGTCATCCTCCGGACCCATGAGGTGCTCGTTGGTTTCCTTCACCCACCGCTGGAGATCCTCCATGAGAGCCGCCTCTTCCGGAGTGGTCTCACGTCCGCCAACTGCCTGAGCCAGCCTACGGATACCTGCATCTGAAATTCCCTTTTTCATTCTGTCCTCCTACCGTGGCCGTTTCTTTCCTGAGAAGGTCTCCGGTCCAATGTTGCTGTACTGAGACCTGATGGCGTCTGTAATCCTGCTGTAGACGTCCTCGTCGCTCTCGATCTCGTCGTATGTCCAGAGACGGACGTTCTCAAGGAGTACCCCGTCTTCTTCCTGATGCACCCTCTCGACGGTAACATCCCCGTGCGCGCCTCCGATGTCAACATACGTGTCGTAGGACCCCTCATGCGGCTGAAGACCTTGGTACCGGACAGAGGGAACCAGGTACCTACCCTCTTCCTCCTGAACGACCTCACCTTCGAAGATGGCCGAATCCCAGACCTCGGGGTCTAACTCAGCCTGAGCACCCTCAAGCCATTGAGCGACCCTGTGAAGACCTGAAGCTGGTATCCCTTGAAGTCTCATTTCACCATACTAAACTCAAAGGTTCAACCGTGTCAATAACACGAATCTTGAAAGTTTGACTGACGATGATGTACGCAAACGGGTCAGAGTTCTTCCATTCTGTAGCCACATAACGGCTGCCAACCCGGGCGCCATCGAGAATCTCAATGAAAGTGTACTCGCCTTTGATCAACTCCTGAAGACTGCCCAGTGTAATCCGTGGGTCGAACAACCCCAGACCCGCCGTCCAGTACTCCATGCCGTTCTCGAACGGAATGTCGCCGTACTCCTGCTTCTTGTACCCAGTCGACGGGGGCTCGCGCATCACGAGAATCCACGGGCCCATCCTGTACTCGCCGGTCACGCCCTCGCGGCTCAAGTCGATAGCCGCGTACCGAGCGCGAACGATCTCGAAGAAGGGGGACAAGGCAACGGCGTCAGAACGAGTCAGCGTCGCGCGGAAACGGATAGTACCCGACGCGGGGTTGGCGGACACCAGATTGCAGATCTCCGACCAGGTCGTTCCGCTGTCCAACGAGTACTCGATCACAACGGACGTGGTGTAGGTGGGATCACGGGTAAACGCCTGGAAGTCAACCTCCCATGAGGAACCGACCGCCGTGCGCTCGAACACCTTGTCGCCACTCTCGATGGTCCCCGTCAGTGCGCCAGCCACCAGCTCAATCTTGGCGGACTTGAACCCGGAAGACAGCCGAACACTCGTCAAGGTGATGTCTGTGTCCGTCGTGCCCATCCACAGTGTGTTGTACCCGAACTTGAGATACCCCGGAACAACACCCACGCCGTGACACGCCGAGCACTTTCGGTCGGCCATCTGGTTGGATTCCTTGTAACAGCCGCACTTGGGACCGTCAGTCGCTCCTTGCCAAAAGTTTGCGCGAATACTACCGGCTAGGATCTGTTCGGTGAGAAGTGCGCGTTGACGGGCCTGCTCCTGCATGCCGTTGATGTGCTTGTAGATGTCGGGAGCCCAGTACCCTACAGCTAGTTGGCCCACGCCATGGCAACCTTCGCGAATAGCGCCGCAAGCGCTCTCAATCGAGTCGCCGCTGTCGCCACTGTCGCCGTTCCCCGGTGGTGTACACTCAGCCACAAATACGCCTGTCCATCCACTCAAACACACACTTACGCATAACCTTGTGTGGAGTGGATTCTCCGCTCTTCCAGCGGGCAACTGTCGGAAGGCTAACGTCGAGAGCGCGAGCGACTTCCTCGTCAGAGATATCGATCAGCTTTACACCGAGAGCAAACAGCTCCTGGAAGCCATCGTCTGCGGGTACGAGATATAACACAAGTCCTCCTATCCAAACTGCAAGGCCATCTGAAGCGCCTCGTCCGTATTGTATCCTTCTTCGTGCCACCATACAATGTCAGTATTCTCGAAATCATTGATGGACATGCCGATGGCTTCGAGCTTTGCCGCCAGCTCGTCCGCCCACGGTTGCATGTCCATGCGTGGCAGCACGATGCGCTTGGCGTCGTCCCACCAACCCGCCACCTTCTGAGACTCCTCAATGAGTTCGAGAGTCTCTATGTCAAGCTCCTCACCGTCCAGGTACTGATCCGCCAGAACACCGGCAATCCAATCTCCATAGCCAGCCGCCATGAGAATATCGGAGATTCGCGAGCGTTCGCGCTCACGCTTCGTCCAGAAGGCTTCGCGTTGGGAAATAGCGATGCGGCGGATAGCAGAATCTGGGAGGGTTAGGATCACTAGAGCGCCTCGTCCTGAGAAAAAGACTGAGCAACCTCATCTAGCTGCGCCTGCAATTCGGGATCTTCAGGCTCAATGTTCACTTGAGTTTGATCCCCGCTCGTGTAGGTATACCGGACACCGCCCTCTCCGTACTTCACAACGAGTACGTCATTTACCGCCAATGCAAACTCCCTGACCTTATCCTTGTCCTGGTTTCCGGGAAAGTTCATGCCACCAAGCGAGATAGGCGGCCCATAAAACTCAGGCCCAAACACAACAGCGACCCTCGGGTCCGACTCCTGCGCCTGAGCGATCCGCCGAACACCTTCATCTGAAATTCCACGTTTCATCAGCTTCTCCTACTGGTCAGTATTCTGGCCAGTACACGACATAGTGCGCGCTATTCTGTTCATTGGCCTCATCTTCGCTCCAGCAATTCTTCAAGCAGCTCGTCGAGAGGTTTGCCATTGCCGTTGTCGTACTCGGTGATCAATTGCTGCCACTTCCCGTCGTCGAAAAGGTTGGACAAACGTTGGTTGTCCTTTTCAGCAGGATCGAAGAGATCGGCTTCTATTCGCTCAGAATCCATGTGATTAACTCGACATGAACAAGTTACGAAAAAGGGCCCCAGGTGGCGCTGAAGAGAGGAGCATTGAAAAGGACATGTCAATTCTCGCTTCCAATGCAATCGTCCCGCTGTCCACAAAATGCCTCTTGAAATTTGGTATTGCAGCGTCCAACTCCGCCTTCAAATGACCAAGGTATCCAGCCAATGGCTGGGCATGAGCCAAAACGAAACTGTGATTTGAATCCGAGTAGTTAGGAACGTCCGTATCAATAGAGAAGAGGAGCTGCGAAGTAATCGCCTGATACAGTGCCGCCTTGAGCAAGATGTTGGAATACGTCTCAATTGGAAAGTAATCCAATGTCGTGAACGATGGATACGGCTGCGCCTCATTGATTAGATGCAATCCCATCTTCAGGAACATCGCCAGCATGCCATCGGTGTAACCAATGTAGCAATACTTCTCCGGAAGATTGGGCTTCACAGTTTTGTCGAGCAACAGCCGCAGCGGAGGAAACAGCGACAGCGTCCTGGGCGACACCACTTCAACCACTTGCGTCCGGTAAACATCCTCAGCCTCGACGTTCTGCCGGGCATGCCAGTTGAAGAGTACCGACCTCGTTGTATCGGTTTCGTCCGTCTCGGTTCCAAACTTCAAGTAGTACTTACCCGTGGTCTGCTTCTTGATCCTACGATCCGCAGGTGCCTGTGTAGGCCAGTACGACTCCGTATAGATCGAAGTCCCCGCAACGGTCATCACTTCCAGCTCCAGCTCCCCGTTCGGTTCTCCATCAGAGCCCATCGTCGCATCTATATCGATGGCCGCGCCACTCACGTCCTGAAGTTTGATGTCCACACGACGCAGGGAGTCCAGGCGAACAAGTTCGATCATGTTCGCGACGCTCGGCGCTTCTACTCCAGGCTGAATGATCATGGTCTAGGTCCCTAGGATGATAACGACAGCCTCGCCAACATCCACGACACCCGCCGTCAATTCCAGGGCAGTAATGCTCCCGCCCATGATCATGACGAAACCTTCGGCAGCCAGGGCGAATATGTCAGAACCGCCATTGAGCTTGTACGTGATGGCCTCGTCCACGCCGATGTACAGAAAATCTCCATCGGTCAACGAACCGAAGTTCACTGTCTGTACAGCGCCTGCCGCGATCCTGTACTCGAACTTCGTCTTCTCGTAGTACGTGAGCTGTGGGCCCGTCGTGGACGTGGGCAAGGTTGTCGGTGTTCCAATGAGGACCGGCGTCGTGCTCCCACCCGGGGCGTTGGGCATGGTCATTGTTCCTGCAACTGTTAGCGTCGATGACATTTCTCACTCCTTGCCATACGCGTCAGCCAACGCGTAGCTTATACCTACTGAAAGTCCGGCCCCCACAACGAGTCCTACACCCGTCCAGAGAATCGGGGACCGATACCACTTCTTCGTTTCAGCGAGCTGCTTCTCATAGTACTCGGCCTGGGCTTCAGTGACGACCACCTGATCTTGAAAAGCTTTCTGCCACTTATCCGAAATCTGCTCCGTAACCTCAATATCCTGCCGCAAGAGAACAACGAATTCCTGCTGTCTCGCGATCTTCAACTCGTACAACCCCATCTCCTTGCGCAGGAGAGGGATGCCCCTCAGGTCCTTCAGCATGCGCGTAGCGGCGTCGTCGGGGAACCAGTAGCCTGCTACCCCCTCGTGCTCCAGCTCGACGCTCTCGGGCTCTTCAGCGAGCGCCTGGGGCGACATAAGAGTGAGCAGGAAGACTATGGGGAGGAAGATGCGCAACTAGATCCCCGTCCTGTAGTAATCGTCGACCCCGCGCTCTTCGATGGCCTGAACCGCATCCATGATAACCTCCAGAGGCTCGTCCTCCATGTTATCCCAAGCACCGAAGCCCTCAGCGTCGTTGATGTGCCACTCCTCAACCCCGTACTCCTCAACGAACGCATCGATCTCTGCCTGAACCTCTTCCAGAGATTTCCCCTTCAGCTCGATGAACACCACGGCGTAGGTCCCCTTGGGCACGCGCCCGACCACGCGTATCTGAGGATCGACTCTCCTCCACGACTCTTCCCCCGGCATCTCGTAGTCGTCGTCGCCCATCACCTGCGCGATCCTCCGCATACCCTCATCTGAAATTCCGTGTCTCATTTTAGTACCCCAATCTTTTGAATTCATCGAGCTTCTCTTTCGAAGAGAGCCTGTCCACTTCGCTGCGAGAACGCTTGACCGTGTCCTTGAGCTTCTCGATCGCAACGTCTATCCCCTCAATATCTGTTTCGACCGACCCCTCGCGCTCACGAATCATCTCACGCCGGCCTTCGAGCCTGCCGATCTCACGCTGTGCTCGCTTCACGGTGAGCTTGTGCTGCAGGATCTGGCTCTTTCCCAGCTTCCCCGAGTACTGCGCGGCCAGAACAGCACCGATCACGATGGCGGCGCCGCTGACGAACCACTTCCAGTTCGTACGGACAAACCGCCAGGCTCTCTTCAACCAGGTCATCAGTACTCTTCTCCACCTTCCATGAAGTCTTGAAACTCCATGTAGCTGTCCAAGCTCATCTCCTTGGCAATCGTGAACTGCACCTTGAGGGCTAGATCAGGACGTCCCAACTCCCCATCAGAAACGCGAACCTCGGTCTCGTCCCCACGAGGAGCCTCTACGTGTATGGTAGCGAGAGGGTAGGTCTGCTCCAGGAAGTCCTGAATCTCCTCATCAGCAATAGCGGGTTGTAGGTCTCTCCCCGGCCACACCCACAGCTCGCGAATCTCGCTCTCCTCCTGAGCTTGAACAACCTTCGCGATCCTGCGTATGCCTTCGCTGGTGATTCCGCGCCTCATTCGAAACCTCCATCTACCGAGATATCCCACATCTGCATGATATGGTCCAGGTTGGCGTTCGCCTCCTCGAAGCTCATGGCCTTGATCAGCTCGTCCACCAGGTCTTCGGCACCCATGTGCTGCAAGATGAGGTCCACCTTGGCGAACGTCTTCTCATCCGAGGCAGCTTCGAGGTTCTTGGCAATTCGGTACATACCGTTGTCTGTGATTCCGCGTTTCATTCTAGTACACCTCCTGGCTACGATCCCGTTCATCCATTTCCGTAATCACAAGAACCCGGTCAGTCGCCTCGTTGGCAACTTCTTCGATGTTCAATAGCACAACCCCGTACTTCTCTGACATGGCATGGGACATCATGTCTAGCTGGCTCTCTAGCTCGTCGCGAAGCTCCCTAATGAAACCAGCCTCGTCCAATTCCGCCTGAGACGTAAGAACGTTGTGTAGGTCTCGCGCTCCGTAGCTCACGAGATCGTCAATGTACTCACCAACCTCGACGACTACCGCGTCCTCCGCGTCCACGTCCGACATGTCGATCCCGCGCGTGCGCAGTACCTCTTCGACCGCACTCGTGAAAAGGTAACGCGTCGCGTCCGACAAGGCGCTCACAAGAGCCTTGTACAAAGAGTCATCAGGAAACGCAGGCCCCTCTTGCGCCCAGTCGGGTGTCATCTGCGACTGCACGAGAGTCGCAATCCTCCGCATACCCTCATCTGGAATTCCACGTCTCATTCTTCTTCTCCTCTGCTCTCGGCCAACGCCAAGAGCTTGGCCTTACTCGCAATCCCCCTCGTCACACCCTTATAGATCAACGCCGAAAGCTGCCCCAATGCTCCGCCAATCAGGATCTTCTCCTGCAGCGTGGCGACCGGCAGGAGAAAACCTCCGGCAACCCCCAGCACGAGTGGGATGAACGGTAACAGCCGCATACCGACATGATGAGCGCGGAAGAATGTCTTGAAGCTGTTCTTCAATCCCTGAGTCACGCCGGCCACGACTACGGGAAGCGCAGCAAACGCTCCATAATCTTTAACAAAATCGAGAATTTCCACAGCGTCTCCTACACCGCGTCGGACACGGTCTCTGTCGTGAAGATGACCTTGCACACCACAGTTGTCCCGGCCCCTATGTTGTTGTAGAGGTGGAGAGCGCGTGCAAGTCCGTAGTTTTCCCGCACAGTTGCACCGTCCCGCCAGCGATCAGCAGGCAGATGGTTGGCATCCGTAAAAATCCGCTGAGGAAGTGCTGAGGCCGCCGCCAGATTGACTGAAGCTCCCTGCTGCACACCGGTGTCAAGAGTGGGCCCGTAGACAACGGCATCCTGATCCCAGCCTCCGCCGTAAAACAGAGAGCACACCAGGTTCCCAGCACCTGCTGGAAGCGCCACCCCGCCAGTAGACGGCGCGACGGTGATCGTCAGGTTCTGGAGGGTCTCGCTGCAAGGTGCGTCCGCGATACGCACCTCTTGGCCGAAAGGCAACACGACGTTTACTTCGCGAGTTCTTGATCTTCCCATTGTTTAACTCCTTGGACGCAGGTGTCCTGTGGTACAGAGTACCATAATTTACAGTGGGGATCCTAAAATTGATGACCGGGTTCGGAGGAGATCTACGGATTTCGCTTGTCAAGCTGATCGTTGGCCCACTTTTTCACCTCGGGGTAGAAGCCTTTTCCCAGCAGAAACTCGAAATCACCCCGGGTCAGCGAGTCGTCGGAGTTCAGCTCATCCAGCTCATAGAGCATTTCGTTCACGCTCATGCGATCATCCTCCTTCACGTCGGCGCCGACATTGGAGCACAGACCAGCCACTCGCGCAGTGATCTTGTCCTGGGGATCGGGGGGCAGCGCTGCGTGCTCCGCCTCGATCTCTTCGAGAGTCTGACGAGACTCCCCCATCGGCCTGGTGTAGGCGCGCTTGTTCTGGAGATCGGACTGATGCCGCTGGGCCTCGTCCATGACCTGCTCCATGGACTTGCCTTCGAGGGCCGCAAGCTTCTTGTAGTAGTCCAGGTAGTCCTCCTCCTCCATGAGAACGAGCACCGGGGGACGCCGGTTGACCAGCTTCTTCAGGTCCGTGGAACCCTTGATGTCGACGAACGACATGAGCTGCGACAGGTTGAGCGGCTTCTTGCCACGGGGCAGCAGCAGCGACTCCACGACACCGTGGCCGGTGGAGTACTGCATCGATACCTGATTGTTGCTCCGGTTCTGCACGTAGACGTCGCGCTCCTCGCGGAAATACTCGGTAAAGTTCGTGATTACGGGCACATAACGGTTTTCCATCTTTTCCTCCCTGGGATCTCTCGCCAGTTTAACAATGAAGGGCTTGTCTTTCACGACGAGCGCCTTCCCACTTTTTACAAGTTTCCTAGCCCTGGCGGGATGCGTATACGACAGAATCCTGTCCTGTGAGTCCAATACCGGAACTCGGGATCCTGTCGTACGCGCCATCCAGGTGACCTTTGGTGTGCCAAGGCGTTAGCCTCACCTCCCGCCCTTTCAGACGGGGTTTGCCAGTTCAGGCAGCGTAGAGCGGGAGCCCTACGCTGCCATCACCAGATCTTCTACTTCTCGCCCTTCGCGCAGGCGCGAGCGTTCGCGATCACGAAACCTACCATCTCGATGAACGCCCAGCCCTTGACAGTCTCCTGGTGGGAGTACTTGTTGTAGGGCTCGCTGAACAGCTCGATGCGGATCCCCATCTCGCCCATGTAGTCGGCGCCGGTGGTCGCGTAGAAGGTCCCCGGAGGGATGACTTCCTCGACACCGGTGCCAGCGGCGGTCAGGATCTGCGCGTTGAGGACGTTGCCGATGTAACCCGCGAGGATCAACTCGCGCTCGGTCACGGGATCGACAGCAGTCGACATCGTCTTCACGATGTCAGACAGCTCGGCCCTGGAGATGAGGAAGTTCTCCACCATCAACCTGTGCCGCTCGACCTGGAACCTGACGTCCTCGAAAGCCCCGATGCCGAGGGTCGCGAACGTGGTCACTGCGTTGTCCGTCTGGGCCGCCTCGTCGATGAGCGAGATGGCAGCCTTGTCCTCCTGAAGCTCGATCTCCTGGCGGGCCGTATCCTGCGCCCGGTCAAGAACATCGAAGTTCATTTGGTAGATGTCCATGATGTCGATGGACGGGAACGAAGTGACCTTCCACTCCGGAGGAGTGATCCACTTCGTTTTGATGCGCGACTCGGGGGACTGGCCGTCCTGCCCCACAACCCACGCCGTCGAACGGATGTCCAGCGGGATACGGAACAGCTCGGCCTGCGCCAGCTTCCGGACCCGATAGACCTTGCGCGCAAAGCCCTCGTAGTCGAGGATCGCCTTGATCGGGAGCGCCAGCTCCTGACCGACGATGTGGAAGCCCTGACCAGTGGGATCCTGGAGCGCCGCGCCGAGCACGTCTCTCCGAGCTTCCTTCGAGATACCCTCGGACTCAGTGTCGGGGCGGTAGAAGGAGAGCGCCTGAGCGTTCTTCTTCGTCACCTCGTTCATCAGTTGATGAATCTGAGTCATGGCATCGCGCTTGTCCCACGCGTTGGTCTCACCGCGCTTGTCGAACATGCGCCGGTCGGTGCGACCCGCAGTCCTCCCACGTGAAGTCGGGGAGTCATACCGCTGGGGGTTGAAGGTTCCATCACCCTGACGGAGGCTCTCGTCCTGCTTGCTGGCAAAACGACTCCGGGGGCGAACCGCCATACGCTCCTGCGCATTGGGCTGCGGGGCAGCCTGACGCTGGGCCTGACGGTTCGTGGCCTGACCACCCTGCGTCCTCCGAGCGGACTGCGCGGAAACGGGGCGGCGATTCTTGCTGATGTCTCTATACGGATTCATCGCTATGCTCCTTTCCTAGGCGCTCAGGTGGCCGACGTAGTTGACGCCCAAGAAGGGATCGTCCGCAGTCGGAACCTGGAAAACACGACCAACAAACGGTCCAGCTCCACCCTTGGTCACGAGTCCCGTCAGGACGTCACCGGAGGTACCAGCCGTAAGGGCGTTGTTGACCTCGTAGGTCTGGGACGGGTCGTACTGAGTTGTGAAGATGATTGACCAGTCGTTGATGACGGTGATCTTGCCGTCCTGGATGTCGACGTCGTTCTGGAGGTTCCAGAAGTTACGGCCCTCAAACTTGAGTTCCGCTTCCGTAACCTGGTACGCGTAGTCGCAACCCACGATCTCGCCGTCTGCGGGACTACCACCAGCCACGATACGGACTACGGTACCATTGACGTAGTTCGCGGTGTAGTGAACGGCCTCGGTGTAGCTCACTCCCGTGGTGAGGTTCCACACACGAATTCCGCCAGTCGCGCCCGGCGTCCTGAGAGCCGCATGCGCGAGGTTTGTGGCGGCAATTCCGTTGAGCTGGATTTGCTCGCCAATGACTGACGCAAACAGGGTGGTAGCCTTCGTGTACTTCGTGAATCCGAAGGGGAGCGTCACGCCACCGGTGCCGCAGATCTCAACCTGCTGGCTGGCGTTCAACTGCACGAGCATGCCGGCCCTGAACGTGGTCAGGGGGGCAGCAACGTACGTTCCCAGATTCCGAGTGTACACGGAGCGAATCAGGTCAATCCCGATTGCGCGGCTCGAAACCCTGAAAGCTTCGAACTGAGGTGAAAATGCCATTTCCTACCTCTCCTTCTCTTGTTTCCGCGTTCGCAGCACTATAGGCCTTGAGCCCTATTGAGTCGATTCATGCGACGACCCAAGTGGGTGCTTCCTCCAAGCGCACTGCGAAGAGCGGTAGTTTCCATGTTCTGTACGGGGCTGGATGCAGGAGCCCCTCTGTTTCCGTCTATCTCGAAATTCCCCTCAGCGGCCTCGCGCCTGACGCGGTCGGAACGCTGGGAAGAACGTCGATCACCTGTCGAAGCGATGCGGTCAACCGGCAGTGGAACCAAGGCCTTCAGATCGGCCTCGGCATCCGCCAGATACGCATCGTCTCTTCCCATAAGGTCAGCGCTCTTTTCCAGAAGCGCCTTGATGAAGTTGTCGTGACCCTCGCTCACGATGAGTTCGGTCAGATCGATGGCAGCGGCCAGGTCCATGCCGCTGAATGCGTCGCCGTTGCTGAACAGGATGTCGGGGTCCGCCAGGACATCGACAGCCGCAACCTTGAACGGGTGCTCGTCGTGGTTGAGGAGCATGCGGGTGGCCGCAACGCGCATGGCCTTGGTGAACTTGCGTACGAACGCTTCCTTCTCCTCCAAGACCCGTGTAGCAGCACGCTGCTCGTAGAGCTTCTTGAAGTTGGTGTGCGCGTTCCGAATCACGTCATCACCAGCCGAGAGCACATCGCCCTCACCGGTGCCGTGCTGCTCCTGGGAGTTGGTGCTGGCGTCATCCTTCGAGTCCATCGAAGGCTTATTCGGTTTCATCTCGGCGCTGACATTCTCGGCGTCGTCCAAGATGTCGTCCTTGGCTTCCTTCAGCCGACGCTCGTACTCCAGACGAGCACGCCGCAGTACGGCCTGGCGCCGCGCGGTCACGGTGTCGGGCTTCTCGCGAGTGTCGGTATCGTTGTCTTCTAGCACTGTGGTCTCGTCAGCCTCGTGCTTGTCCTGGGTATCCGTCTCTTCATCGGCGGTGACAGGATCGTTCTCGGGCGGAACCTCTTCTGCGTGGTCCAGCTCGACGTCGTCATCGACACCGGCGATCAGCAGCTTGGCGTTACAGAACGCTGCGGCCTTGGCAAACCCCTCGTAAACCGCTAGACCGTAGATCCGGTTGGCGAGCCTGCGAAGGGCTTCACGGTTGGTGCGAAGCTCCGGAGACGGAATCGCGTGAAATACGGGACCATGGTCCTCATGCTGCGCAACGAGAGTTCCACTCTTGGTGATAGCGATCTTGATCTTCTTAGCTCTGGCCGACATCGTTGTGTCCTCCGAGGCCATCGAGGGGCCTTCCGTGTCGTCGCTGTCTTCGAGGCCCATTTCGTCGGCAGTTACAGGCTCGCCGTCGCCGTGAGCCTGCTCTTGCAGGTCAGAAATGTCTCCATGGTCTTTCGCCTGAGCGCGCCGCACGAGAGCCTCACGCTCCTTCTTCAGCTCGTCCAGGCCCTCGGGTGGACCCTTGGGCTTGTCACCCATCGGGGGCTTCTTATCGCCCATCGGGGGGCCCTTGGGCTTGTCACCCTTCAGTCCGTCGTCGGGTCCGTCCGAAGGACCGTCCATCGGGGGCTTGCCGTCCATCGGTCCGTCCATCGGGGGCTTCTTGTCGCCCATCGGGGGGCCCTTGGGCTTCTTATCGCCCATCGGGGGGCCCTTGGGCTTGCCGTCCATCGGTCCGTCCATCGGGGGCTTGTCCATCGGCGGCTTGTCACCGCCCAGCTCCATCCCATGCTCCCCAGCCTCCTCGTCCTCCGACTCGTGCTCCTCATGCTCTTCGTGATCGGACTCCCCGCCCAGGTCACCCTCGGACTTCATGAAGTCTACGAGAACGCTGTACGCGGTATCCGCATCCGGAGCCTTCTCCAGCTCCATGAGGACTTGCTCGAAACCAGCTGGAGCCGACATGGCGGTGCGGTTGAGCACCGACCGGCGAACGAGATCCATCGTCTGCTTCTCGATCTCCGCTTGCTCCGTGGTCGAAAGCTTGATCTTGCCCTGGCTGTGAAGATCAGCAACCGTCTTGAAGAGTTGGTACCGCTGAGTAAAAGTTGACATCAACCGTTCTCCTAACGCGCCGAAAGCGCTGAGTTAATCAGAGCAGCCAAGGGCTCGGGAATTGTGTTCGCGTGTCGAGCGGTGAACGACAGGATCTCGCCCACCTCGGAATCAGTAAAAGACGAAGCCGAGGGGTGCATCGCCGCCATTCGTAGAATGCTATCCTGGATCTCAGCGGACTTGTCAGCCGGATCATCCACTGCCGACTCCTCGGCGAAGACGGTGCCCTTGCACCATTCAAACGCCGCCCGCCGCCCACCACCTTCGAGGGGGTATGCAACGCGGGAGTGCTTCGCGCGGATGTGATCACAGAATTGAATCGTATTGAAAGCTACCTTGTTGCAAACGGAGCACTCGGTGTTCTCCACATCGCAACCCATCGAGAACCGGTACACCGACCCGTTCTTGTAGGCCTCCGCCAGGTGCGGATCCTTGGACATGTCCACCGCGATCAGAGTCTCAACAAACTCGTCGAGAGTCGCGTCCTTACCCGTCGCGTCGAACACTGCGCGCTTCACGCGATCATCGGCCTGGTTCTGATCGTTGAAGTGCGAGTCGATCAAGACTCCCCGGGCCAGCGCGTAGTTCTGCGCGTTGTGGTTGACGAAGTGCGGCTTGAGGTTGAAGGTGCTGTAAACGCGACGACCCAGACGTGGATCAAACCGCAGCAGCTCCTCGCGCTGGAAGCCGTCCATGTTCTCATTGGGGCGATCAGCGGAAACCGCTCGGGTAGGGATCAGCAAGTAGTCTCGTGGATCACGGGAAATCTTGTAGGTGTCAGCGACAGAGTCAAGCGCGGCCTCCACGCTGATGAGACTACCACCGTCCATATAGATTGAAGAGACCCTACGATCCGATACCTTACGCCAGTCGTTGTCGATCCCGGCAACCCCAAGTACATCAACATTCGCTGTTTTACGAAAGGTCATAATTCAATTACAGTAGTCCATTACTTAAACGTAATTATACGCCCACTGTATGTAGGGATCTTAAAGGGACAGATTTAGTGAATATCTAGGACAGATATTGCTGGATTATCGAATGAATACCGGGGTCTGCATTGATCGTGGTACCTACATCGCCTAACGACCAAAAGCCGTCACATAGGCGATCAAGCACGTTTTTTGCCCAATCGTAGTCTTCCGGGCCCGCGTGGATCGCGCGTAGAACCCCCTGATCGTCTTCACGAACAAGCTCCACGCCGAGCTTCGCACACATCGCGTCGAAGGCTACCTGAAAAGAAGTGACCTTGGATCGACAGTAGAGTACCTGATCGACGTGATCATGAAAAACCACGGCGACCGGCACCTCTTCCCTATTGACTACGAAATACTTCACTGCTTGGGTTTCGGCTCGGGCTTCGTCTCCGGCTTCTTCTTCTCGTCATCGGTCTTGGGGGTAAAGGGTTTGCCCGTTACGGGCGCATCGCCTGTTTTTTTGAATGTCATCTCGATCCTCCTAAATACACGTCACCGTTGTCGTCACACTTCTTATCCTCATACGGCGCGATCTGCCTTCTGTAAAGCTCTTGCTTCGCGCACTCCAGCACACCGATCACCTCGTTGTACGTCGCATAAGACTCGCCCTTGTCCTGGACATATCGAGTCAAAATACTGGTCAACAGATAGTTCAAATCTCCAGGACTTTCGCAAAGCTCAACAAAAGCCGCCCATGACTGTTTTCCAAAAAACTTCTTCCGATCCTCTTTCTTGATATACGGCACCCAAAACCTCCTCTTCATCCTTAGCTACCACAAACCAATCTTCATCGGGATCTTCAGTAGCACACCAATACAATTTACAATTACTCATTTTGATCTCCCTTTACCGTAGCCTCAGTACGCTCCATAGCAGTCCTGAAACTCTCCATTTCCTTCTCTATACCCTTACACCTAAACCCTTCCTCGTAGGCTGCTAGCATAGTTGTACCAGACCCTACGAAAGGATCTAGCACAATGCCATTAGGTGGGGTTACCAACCTGATAAGATAACGCATGAGTTTGATAGGTTTGACCGTTGGATGGTTGCACTCTACCTGTTTATTTATGGTTCTTTCCTTCTTTGAAGCCTTGGCGCAATAGAAAAAGCGACTAGCGCCCCCCTTATCTTTGTACTCTGGTTTCTCAGTTACGGAACCCTGAGCGCCACCCCCAAAAAATCTCCCACCTTTGTTACCAGACTCTCGTGGGTTTCCAACCCACGGAGATGACCGATCCCCACTCTGCTCGTCTAGTATCCTGATAGCGCAATCCTCATGACAACCCCAATCCTCTACTGTTTCTTTGCCGTCTTTATCTGTATACCCACACTCCCTACCTAAAGTCCCTGTCTCCCCATATATACTACGCTCCATCTTCTTACCTGATGGCTCATATGCCTTAGCATGCTTCCCTCTAGGAACCTCAACCCTCTTCACCCCCTTCTCCTTACACTCAGGGTGGTGGCTGAATATTACGTTGGCGGGGAAGCGGCCTTTTGGGTTATACGCACCGCCGATTCGATTACCGTCGGCCCCGCCGAAGCCTATTTTGTTACTCGGGGAATAATTATCCCAGTGATTTTGTTTACCTTCTAAACCCACCCTACACCCATCTACATTGATCCCGCCCGTCCCGTGCTCTAGTATGTTCTTAGCTATCGTCTTTTCGCTTAGGGGCTTCCTGGCTAGCGTAATTGGCTCCATGGAGGGTTTTAACGCAGTCCCAAATCCTTCCCATTGTTTGGCTAGGTCTGTGGCTGGTATGGCCTTGCTCACATTTAGAGACTTTGGAAACCCACTTCCGTACATCCAACACATCATATCCCTAATCTCAAACCCAGCGTCCTCAATATTACAACACATCCTATGCTGTGTCCTGGTACCAGCGAACGCTAGTAAATGTCCCCCCGGTTTGAGTACCCTTAAAACCTCTTCCCATATACCTACTGAGGGAACGTCATAATCCCACTTTTTCCCCATAAAAGATAATCCATAAGGTGGGTCCGTAACCACGCTATCTACTGAGTTATCTGGGAACGTCTTTAACACCTCTAGGCAATCGCCCCCGTAAAGCTGTAACCCGTGCTCTTTATTACCCCAGTAAGGTATTCCCATAACTACTCCTACTCTTAGGCTTCTCCCCCTCTATGCTCAGCAAAACACCCAGTATTTCGTCTAGCCAACTCTTTGGTAGTTGAATCCACTCGAAGTCTTTCATTACCCTGGGCCAATCTGCCCTTACTCTTCCCCTATCGTCTACTGCCCCCTTAGCGTAATACTGGGCTATTTCCACAAGGTTACGCCTTTTGGTAGTCTTGTGTAGTTCCTTTTCCACAAATGCTAGGCTCTCCAAAACCCCAGCAGCCGAACACCTCATATTATACAGCTTCTGCCTAGCGTCCTCTATATGTTTCTCTACCTCACCTTTTTTGTTATGTATGCCTCCCATACCCTATCGATAGCCTCCTTAGTTCACTACCCAACCTAGCAAATCTCGCGGTCGTCCGATCCTAGAATGCACGACCTCTATTGTCCACGTTCTGCCATTGAAGTCAAGCGTGTCTCCCACTGTTGCCTTTCGTACCCACCCGTACGTATACCAGTCATCACACCTGAGCTTACACTGGTGATACATGCCTAGTACACGTTCCCGCAGCGCATATTCGCAACCTGGTCCACGTGTATCTCCATGACTTCTTCTTCCGACATACCTTCGAACTCACAATAGCAGCACCCCGGACACCTTCCGCAGCACTCCGGCCTGTCGTCCTCGCACACCAGGTTTCCACATTCGCAACGCACTTCTTCCACTTTTATCTCCAGCTTCTTCCACTGATCAGTAGAATTCCACTGATCACTTGAACTTCTCTACGCCAACCGCTCCCCGGTCTCCACGTCCCAGAACTTCCCGTCACGTTTCACCGCAGATCGACCGCCTACGTAGTAAATCTCCTCGTCGTCCGTGGCCTGCACATCCATCGTAGCGGGCACTATCTTCTCCCGGGCAACCTCTTGAAGGAACTGCAAGGGCCCGTGAACCCCCACGTAGCTGTTATGCACCAGCAGCGTTTCCCCTTGAATAAACGCCACAACCCCTGACGAATCCTTCACGGCTGTCGTCTCGTTCAACAGGTAGTCTACCATATCGACGAACTTGATCACGGCATACGGCAGCTCCCCGGCGATCTTTACAATCTCCTCAAAGAACTCCACCGGAACGTTCAGTAAGGCGCCTTCCGCGCTATCACGATCAAGGTGGCCGGTCAGAGGACCCACGTACCTCTCCCGCTGAATCACGGGAGACCATATGCACTCGCAGTAGGGATGTGGGACATCGCCTTCCGACCCCAGCAGCTCCAGGAGCGCCCGGGTCTCGTAGAACAGCCCGTCGTGGGCCTGACACAGCGCACAGGAGTCGTGCTGGCAAAACCTGACCCAGGGTATGCCCATGTCGTTGTACGCGCTCAGGACGGCAACGTGGGCCACCTTGTAGTAGTCTGTCGTGATGGTCTTGAGGTAATCGACGGTGTAGTAGTCGTCCTCGTCCATCACCAGGTCTATTTCCTGCATGGGCACGTCACCGAGAGACGCCGAACGAATGGCAGAAAAGCCGAAGACGTTGAACGCAGCCCGCTTGGCCGCAAAGAACAGCGCGGCGTACTGCTCGGGATCCAGCAGCTCGACCTTATCCAGCACGAACTCGTGACGGTCATCGTTCGTGGGAATGATGTGCTCGGTAGGTGGTTCGCGAAGGTCCTTGACGGAAGAGATATTCGTCAATTGTTCGGCAAACGATTGAGTGCCTTGACCAGGACGCTCCGAATCCGACGAGCCCCCGACGAAAAAGTCGTCATACGGCAGGAGGGGCTCCTCGACGGGCCATTCGTCAAAAATCTTCTGTAGCTCTGCTTCGTCAGTCATCTCGTTGCCCCACGTTGATAATTCTTCCAAGTACGTTGCCATCACGGTCTTGAAACTGTACCTCACCCCTCGGAACTCTCTCGCTCACGAGTATCGGGATACCGAAAAGCTCTCCAACCTTGAGCGGCTTCTCTTCAACCGGAATTACCGCATCGTACCTATGCAGCGTCCACTCCGGCATCTCAAAAGGGCCTATCATTCCGAGTTCGCCTCGTACTTCAGCAACCGCGCCTCAAGCTCCTCCAGAGAATCCCAGTCCTGAGATTTACGATATACGTTCTCACAACTACGACAGCAAGGGCGACTGAGCGAGATCTGCTCCTCTTCACAATGTGGGCACAGTCTTGTTGCTTCCGTGTTGGCTCCCGGAACGACTCCCGGAGCGAACTCTATCAAGTCACGATAGTCTTCAATAACGTCAGCAACGGTATCGGGTGGCCCTATCATGCTCTTCGGATCGTAGCGATGGTCAGCTATCTCCTGCGCCATCGCCGCTACCATCCCGGACAGCACGTCACGCTCCCGAATCGCCTCAACGAACGCTACGTAGGCTCGGCTGTTTTCGCCCAGCGTGAGCTTCACCGATTTCAAGGCCAATTCGAGAGTGGCGTTCACGACTTCGCTTCACTTTCACCCGCGAGGAGGACGCGGAGAAGATCCCTTGCTTCAAATATGGCAGCACCCTCCCCGCGCTCGTCTAACGCCTCCAGCGCGTACTCAGCCTGTTCCCGTATCGCCCTTATCGTCTTCTTCAACTCGGCGATGCGGGCGTCCTTTTCGTCAAGCAACTCTCGCACGTCGTCTCGTTGATAGTTTTCTGCCACAGACACCTGTCGCAGTTGTTCAACAGCATCCGCTAGTTCACAGCCGCATCGGGCCATCGCACCATCGGCCCGCTGTATTGCCTTTTCCGTGTTGCTGCGCTGGTCACTCATCACTTCCCCTCCACGCTGCTGTTGAGAACGGAAAGAACCGCGTGGGATACATTGGGGTACTCCCGCACCGCCTCGATCCTCATGTCCCGCTCCGCGAGCGCACCCTCCAACTTGGCAACGCGGGATTCGGCAGACTCAAAGCGACGCATCCATCGGGCGCACTGCTCCTGTAATTCCAAGTCCGCGTCTCTCCGCAACCGCTCGTTCTCTGTTTGCGAGGCGGCTAGGAGAGCACTCAAGTCACCGTTCTTTTTCGTGAGACAAGCGACACACCACGAGCCGGATTCGGGATGCCTGAAAACCCACTCGTCTCCGTGCGCACACACCTTACTCATCGCGGGACCGCCTTTCTTCTTCTGCTCCTAGCCTGCACAGCTCGGCTAGCACAGCCACCAAGGCCAAGATCGACCCTGCCAGCAACGCCAGTGCGATGTATACCATCACTCCCCCTTCCGAATTCCGCGAATAACCTTTTTAGCCGTCCAGTCACGACTTCCCAACATCCCTACAGCGTTCCATGTTTTTGCCAGCTCGGCAGCCATCTTGTCGCGTTCTGCTGCCAGCTCAACCACACGGACTTCGTGCGCGTTGCTTTGCTTGCCCATCGCGGCAGAGACTTCCTGCTCGATGGATAGCGCGGATTCGGCTTTCCTCGCGCGGTCAAGGAGCAAGTGCTGCCCCTCCGTGATCGCTGTGATGGTTTCCTCGCACCGCTCCACCTCCGCTTCCACCTCGGCCCGCTCACCCAGGAGCTTGATAGCCCGCCCGATAATTTGTTCATCGGTTTCCGTAAGATCCAGCCCAGACACAAACCCACCAACTATCGCAGTGTCTTCGGTTATCCGTTCCGGACTTGCCATTGCTTCGTCAAGTCGCGTAAGCAAGAAGTCTCGCGCGATCCACCCCTTGCGCAACCGGTCAATCTCCGCGTTGAGAGACTCAATCGCCTTCTTCAAAACTGGGTAGCAGGAACAATGCACCTCGTCCGAGTGCCCACACTCTCCCCGCATCGCCCTCTCTACAGAGTCGTGCCACTCGATCAACGCCTCCTGAAGCTCCGCCACCTTGCTCTCGGCTTCGTAGGTCAACGCGTTCCGATGCCGGAGCAGGTTCATGTACATGTCCTCGCGCTCGGATGCCTCCGACTCCAGCTCTGCAACGCGACGTGCCAGGTTGAGATCGTCACACCCCTCCGGGGAGTCCTCGCTACGATCGAAGCGCTCCTTCAGAATCGCCATCTGTCGCCCCAGCTCCTCATGGTCGTCAAGCAGCTCAGGAAGGGCTTCCAGGATCTCCTCGATGATCTCAGAACTTTCAGCGCAGAGGCCGCTCTCCGCGAGATTCTCCTCGTAATCCTCCAAAAGCTCGCGGATGTAGATGGGGGAAAGGGTCATTGCCTCCCCGCCTTCCTTCGCTCCTCTTCCCAACCGCAGCAGCCCGAGGTGTTGCCGCCAGCCACGGCGATAAAAAAGCCCTTGGCGCAGTTGATGCCGCCGCCGTGATGCCTGCACGTCGGGCAGACCCAGCCGTCAGGTGTAGGTGCCTGCGCGGCGATAACCTCACCAATTGTTATCGGACGTCCTTGAACGTTCACCGTCACACAGCTGCCCTGTCGAACAGTCGTTACCGTGGTAGCCACGTATTGTGATTTTTCCACAAAGATCACCTCAACACCCCTCGTCCGTGTCCATCGCAGTCCTTACCGTGATACCACTGGCGTCACACAAGGCCTTGTCCCAGTCCGCCGCCTCATCAATATGCTCGTCTCGCGCCATTCTCAGCGCACCGCCGCCCCCGATAACTTCGCGCGTCGCCTCAAGAACCTTAGCCAGATCGTCACGCTCAGCCCGGAGGTCTCTGCACGCCTTGATGATATTTGCTGTGCGTGGCGGAGGTAACTCATCCTGATCAATACCCAGCGCATCCATCATACTCTCGCACAACTCGTACAAATGGAGCCGATGCCGCTCACGCTCCACCAGCTCGATGTTCCTCTCCGCCAACACCTCGGTCAACGCAACAAGGTTCTTGTCCTGGCAACCCTCCGTCGCGAGCCTCACGGCATAGGACAAGTTAGACCCGTACTCCTCCTCCAGCTCCTCGATGCGGGCAAGAGCCGTAGCAAGCTGCGCATGCACATCGGGTGTGTACTCAGAGGGATGATCGAAATCGTTCATTCGTCAGCGCTCCCGGACACGGCAAGGGCACCACGAAGAATCTGATTTCTCTCAGCACGCGCCTTGTTCATCTCGATACACAGGAAGTTCTCCGGTTCCAGCCCCAGAAGATTATCAGTGTCAGTGGTGTCATCGATGTAGGCGGACAGAATCCGCTTCACCAAACCTGCATCGGGGGCCGCGTCCACCCAGATCTTCTCCCTCACGTGAAGGCGCGTCTGGTGAAGTTCCTCCTCCAAGCGCTCCACCTGAGCAATCGCGCACTCGTGGTGCTCCTTGTAGCAACCCTCCCAGTGTGTCGTACCTTCGTTATTCTTCATCGTCATTACCGTAGTTTCCAATCACCTATCAAGGCAGCCCTCCAAGTAGCCACGTCATCAGGTAGACAACAATAATCATGGCCGCGAATACGGCCAACGATACCCCCTGGATCAATGCAATCGCCCACCACCTATCCATCAGATTCACCTACGTGGCCAAGTACGCAGCGAGCAGCGCACGGAACTTCGTGCTGTCCTGGGGATAAAAATGCTTCACCTGATTATCCTTGTCTTCCTCACACTGTTCGATTTCCTCGATCCACGCCAGCAAGTCCCTCACAAAGTCAGCCCTCAGTTTACCACAGTTTCTCTCACAGACCGGACAAACCTCATCTCCAGCCTGGACTTTGGCTCGCCGAGCAGCACCCTCGGCCTCGCACTCTTTACACGGGCGCGCATCCCAGGTTCCGTGCGCACACACTGCGCGACTACTCATTATCGCCCTCTTTTAAAGAACCGAACATTAATTCATAAATAGAGATCCCACTACCGCCCTCTACGGTACGCCCCGCACCCATACACAACCGACACTCATCACACAAACATTGTAGATAGCCCCTGCTATTGATAGTCCCTGGCTTCCCGCACTCTTCACACGTCTTGCTAGAAGCTATTTCAGCCTTGTCTAATATATCCTCTACTTCATCCTGATAATCATTCACGTAGATAGTTAAAGTCCCGTACTTCTCTTTTACCTGGGTAAGGCGTAGGTGGGGTAAATCTAGCGCTGTTAGGTCCTCACAGACCTTGCGTAGGATAGGCTCCCAACCGTCTCCGACCTCACACCCCCAGCACATACAAGTCTGGGTCATGGGCAAATCCTTCTCTCGGAAAAGGTCAGAGAAGTCCTTGTAGAGCGCCTCTTGTAGTTCTGGTGTCATAGCTCCTCCGTATCGTGAGAGTCAAGCACGGAACGGAGATCATCGACAAGCTCTAGCAGCTCCGTGTTGTCGAAGTCCATCCCCCTACTTGCGTCCTCCGCGTCCACAATCCACTCCTCAAACTCTGACAGCTTGTCGCTCACGGCGCGCACAACCTCCCGGTACTTGACGCATAGCTCTTCATACGCCAGCGCGAGGTTCGGAGAGGGCGCCTCGGGCCCGTCCTGGGACATCTGTGCGCAGCGTTCCCTCCGTAGACGCTCAGCCTTCTCGTACTTGGCGATATAATCAGCTTGTTTGTTGGTCATTCGCTGCCACCTGTTTCTTCAAAGCATTCAGCTCGACAACGGCTTCGGCCCACATCTCTTTCCACTCGTCGCGGTCACGCATCGCAGCCGCCAAACACGGGTCGTGCTCTGAGCAGAACTCCTCGCCGCACCAATCGCACTTCACGCTGCAATCATCGTTGCCACAACCGCATTCGAACTTGCTCATGACCCCTCGCTTTCTCGCGAGGCGAGTAGGGCGCGTACTTTGAAAAGAATCCCGTCGAATAGCCTCATGTATTCTGTCGGGATGCTCATCGGACCATTCACATCACCAAGAGGTTCTCGCCACCCCCTAAAACCCTCCATAACCTCCTCCAACTTGGCAACGCGGGATTCGGCGGATTCGGCGCGGGTGCGCTCCGTGTTCACCTCATCTACTAGTGAGCGCATGTCACCCTGGCTCATTTTGTCATACAACTTTCCAGCCTCTAGCCGGACTTCTAACCTGTTCGCCAACCGCTCGCACTCCGCTTGCGCGGCGGCGAGCTTTTCGCCGTATTCCTCTATGGTCGTCTCGGCCCAGGCTTTTATTGTGGACAGTATCTCTTGCGCGGCGGCGAGGGCGGACTCGGCGCGGTCGGCGCGGTCGGCTTGAACGGAAGCCCCTGAAAGATATTTGTCCACCGCAGCCTCGCGTTTATCAATCTCGTCACTCCAGCCTTTAGAGAGCTGCACGTTCTCCGCTTGCGATTCTGCCAGAGCGGCTCGGTAGTAGGACCAGCACCTCATTCCATCCCTAGGACCTATCCGACAATAACTATTGTCTCGTGTTGTAGTTGCCCAGTCTCGGGGAACGAACGACGGGCAGTCACGGGAGCACCGAGCCTCCCCATCCACAAACTTCGGTTTGATTTCACTCATATCATTCATGCTCGCCCTCCTCATACCAGGATATACAGAAAGACCGTAGCACAGCGATCAGCAGAAGTCAAGGAGATTGTGAGAGGAGCCTAGACCACACCTGTTGGTAAACCGCCGCCAGAAGGAGCTTCGATACTGTCGCCCATGGCACCGCCGCCATCGGCGCTGCCTGGCGGACGTGAGGCATCGTCCATACCCCCACCGCCTCCGCCCAGTTGTAGGCCACCAGCCCCACCTGCGCCCGGAGGTTTGGCGGCGGCTCCCGGAGGCTTAGCGCCAGATCCCGGAGCCCCGGGAGGCGTTGCCTGGGGTGGGGCGTTCTTTTGCTCATACTCCGCGAGCTGTGCCTTGCCCAGGGTCTTCTCCTTCATTTCCTCTTCCGTCTTGAACTCCTTGAGGCTCTTGTCCAGCTCGTCCTGCCAGTCGATACCGACAGGAGTTGCGACAGTGGCCTTGGAGAGCTTCAGGCCGAAGCCTTGCTCCAGCATTTTGTACGCGTTGAGGATGTCGAGGTCCACAGAGGGATCGAGCTTGTTCTTCCACTTGATGGTGGGCATCAGAATGAGATTTTGCTCCTGGATCTCCTGGGCCGTCCGCTTGATGCGGTACTTGTGGTTGACCTCGCTTGGAGAGGAGGTGGTCCATTCGTTGATCTCGGAGATGGGGCGGAAGAACTTGGGGTAAAGCCAAACGCTCTCCAAATGTTGTCGGAGGGATAGGAGACGGCGAAGGAAGACCTGTAGTCCGCTCTTTGAGCTAGCATACGTGCTCTCCCCCGTCATGAACGCCTTGGATAACCCAAGGCCCAAGAGCTTGACGCGCTCGATGACGTCGTGCTCCTTGCTGATAGAAATAGCGCGGTCTTGATTACCCCAGCTTTCAAAGTTGACTCCGTAATGATAGATTAACCAAGAAT